TGATCTCAGGCACGCGATGGACGCGGACACAGAAGAATTGCATAGCCTCTGGCATGCGGGGATCGAAGCTGACGAAATCGCACCACTGACGACCGGTACAGCACAATTGCCACTGGATCTGAGTGACATATTTCGCTGGAACAGCTTTGCTGATCAGAGTTTCTATGTGATTTGAAGTTTGTGGCGCCTTGATCTCGATCAGGCCGTCATCGCCAACCAGTCCATCGGGACTAGCATGTGTTCCAGCTATTGAGGGATGTCGGACAATGCCAACTTGCTTGACAGACACGTCCTTGTAGAACTCATAAGCGGCTCTGGCTTGTGGCTCAACTTCTGTTCCCCAGCGCATGGCGTCGTTGACGAATCTGTCAGCTACGGGCGCCCCAGTCAGGCGCTCAACAATAAGCTCTGCCATGAGGTTCGCTCTAGATGCCCCCCAGCCGGACTTGGTTTTGGCTATAGCATCAGCAACCCTAGATGCGCCGAGGCTCCCTGCGCGGGCATTCAGCCATTCCTGCGTTCCCTGGATCAGTTCTTCCATTAGACTGCCCTCGCTTCGTAAAATTTGCGCATGCTTGCACGTCTGCAGGTGCGACAGCCGCGCTTCCCGTCTGGTCTCTGGTAGAGATTGTCGCCACTTAGGAGGTGGCCCTTTGAGCAGTGCGTGACGGGCTCGGGACGCCTACGGTTCTTCGCCTGAACGTCCCTAGTGGCCCACACGCAATTGTCTGGCGAATAGCCACGGTCGTTGTCTTCACGCTCTATCGAATGTTCAGGGGACGGACGCGGCCCCATGTCGGCTATGAAATTCGCAAAATCCTGCCAGCTGTCGCATACCGTGATGCCCCGACCGCCGTAGTTCTCGTAGCCTTTTGTTTTGGGATCGGAACAGCGACGTCGCATGCCAATCCAGACTTTATATTCAGGCATGCGCTCGCCACGACGCGAACCGCCGTGGATAACGTCCCGGTTGCCTTGCTTGCAGCCGCAGGACTTTGTGTGACCATTCCGCAGGTAAACGCCGCGAACTTCCGTGGTTTTTCCGCACTCACACTTGCAGCTCCAGAAGGAGCTGGTATTCCCCGGGCGAGAAGGCGCTCGGCTCAATACCGTCAGAAAAGCAAACTTCTTTCCCGAAAGATTGATGAGTGCGCTCATCGTTGCGCCCTCTGAGATGCGAACCGATCCAAGGACGACATAGCCTCGTTGAATTTTGCCGATGGCATATCGATGAGAGATTCAATCTTCCATCGACCACAGAAGCGCTCGATATCAGCACCTACCTCGTCGATCTTTTCGCGAAGTTTAGTTGCCTGCTCTTCCGATACGGGACCATCGCCACCCGCAGCCCTGCCGTCGTCGTCGTGGGTCGCGGCCAAGCCGAGCGCCTGTGTCAGCGAATAGCGCTGGAGATACGTAAGGGTGGAGCCGATAGCCTGGATGGCGTTCTTGCTTCCAGACGTGTCAGGAGGGCCGGCCAGCGTCGTTTCCTCGAAGTGGCCTTCCTTGTGCGAGAGAACGCAAGTCACGCTGATGCGGTCGGTCTGGGACGTCTTGAAGCGGTATGAGAGGCCGAACTTGGTAATGATCGGATCAACCGCGCTGGCGATGGCCGCGAAGTCGGCATAGCGCTTGTCGTTGTGGCCCTTGGCGTTGCGGATCACCGGTTTGATTTCGGCTTTGGCGTTCGAGATAGCTTCATCGAAAGCCATGCGTGCCTGATTGGCCTGCCAGCGCTCCTGCAGCGCCATGAGCTTCGCCAACGTGTCAGGATCAGCGTTGGACGACAGCGCGCGGTCCAGCATTTCAAGCGGCGTGATTGTGTTCCGGCTGGTCGTCGTCGGAACGTGATCAATGGTCTTAACGGCGTTGGACATGTTCAATCTCCTGTCGATCGAGTACGATTTTGCGGGACTGTTCAGCGCCATGCATGACGGCGAGGCCGAAAAGCGTGATGACGCCTATGAGGACGATTGCCTTGTTGAGGGCGTCGATCATCCGCTGCCTATCAGCCTCATGCTTGGCATTGATGGCTGCTACACGGGCTATGGTGTCTGATGCGGAGGTGAGGTCAGAATGGAAGGTCATCAGTAGCCTCCACAGTACGAATTGATCATGTCCGTGAGGGCGTGACGCTTGTCGTCGTCGAGCTTCAGAATGAAAATATCGAAGTTGTGGTTGAAGCGCTTCCAAGCCGTGTCGCCACCGGAGCCGATCTGGATAAGCCCAGCTTGCTCAAGCTTTGAGCGGTCAGTGTTGGCGTAGAAGTAGGCCATGTCCTTGAGGAAGGCGCTGGAAATCTGGTTCTTCTCACGCATAGCAGGCGGCCTCCGAATTGAGATGATCTGCCTGCTGTCGGCCCCAGCCGCTAACACCAGGAACACCGCCCCAAATACTGGCCCAATAGGGCAATTTGCAGCGCTTCTGATCCCAGAAATCGCCGTTCTCAGCGAGATATTCGATAAGCTCTTCCTCAGTAGCGAAAGGCGGCGCTGGTCCTGCGCCTCGGACATCAGCCAAGACTTGAAATTGTCGGAACTGGTGAAGCGCTCGGTGATCGACCACGGGAGCTTCAGTTCGTCCTTGCGGTCGAAGAAGCGGACGCTGTTAACTTCGATGCTGGGCTCTTCACCTGGCTCTGTCAGCGTCTGCTTGCAGCCGGGATGGGCCGTGAAGTTGACGACCATCGTCAACTCAATCTCTGTGCCGCATTCCCAGCCGCTGATCGCGATGCACTGCTCTGCTCGATACTTGCTCATCTCAATCACTCCGCTGCGTGAAGGTATTCGAGGCGAGCCTCGGCTTTGTGCCCAGTGAAGCGGGAGGAAGCGTCGTCGCTCCAGCATGCCCAAACCCTACTATTGCGGACGTAGGCCGGGAACGTGTCCTCATCGTCGAGGCCGAATTCCTGATTATCCGCACGGTAAAGCCAGTGACGGGCAACCTCTTCGGTGATGTCTTCGGAAGCCATCGTCTCTGGCGTCAGGCGGAAAATCCGCTGCACCTGATCTCCGAACTCGTCGAGGATGCGCTCGACCTTGTAGGAGCGTCCGTGGAACGGGCTTTCGCCAAAGAACGGCTTGCCGTCAGCGAATTGCTCAAGCGTGATGTAGGTTTCGGTTGCTTCGATGATGTGCTTGCGCATTGCCGTGCTCCTCACTTGAAGATTTCTTGGAGAACGTTGCGGAAGGAGTAGCTATCGGCGCTGACGTTCTTCGCAGCGCGCTTGACCATCTCCTTCGTCATCATCTCGCCAATCTGGGCCGTTGAAGCAATTGCGGCTTCCAAGATCGCGCTCTTTTCAGACGTCAGGTACTTTCTGACCTCCGGCATGATCTCGGCCTTCATGAACTCGGAGACGACTTCTCCGATCTGGTCGCTCATGGTCCATTTGTGGCTTGAGAGAAGCCCATCGATGAGGCGCTGCTTAACCTGCGCCTGCACTTCCGCCTTGTTGGCTTCCAGAAAATCCTTCAGGTCTTCTTCGGTCATTGCCTCACCCTCTGTTCGATGCCGATCGACGTTTCGCTTTGTCCCGGTTGGGCGGTCAGTCGTGATCGGCTAGTAGGGAAACAATAATACGGAAAAATACGTATTGCAATACGCAGTGCGGAAAAATCCGACAGAAATAATTTGTGCCGTGCGGATAAATCCGCTATCTGTATACGCATCGTAGTGAGCAACAAGGATTTAGGCTCGGATGCGTACATTCCATAAAGTAGACCCCCGCATATGGGGGAAGAGACCGTTCAAGAAGATGTCTGTCGATGGTAAGTTGGCGATGCTCTACTTCCTCACGAGCGCGCACCAAAACAGCTCTGGGTATCACCACCTTCCAGATGGATACGCGTCACACGACCTCGGTATGGACGTGGAGCAATACGTAAAGGCTAGGAGGGAGGTCGCAGACTCAGGGATGGTCCTTTTCGACGAGGAAACCCACGATCTGTATGTGGTTGGTTGGTTTGAGGAGAACCCGATAACCAATGAGAAGCACTACCAGGGGTGCCTACGCGTCATTCAGGGCGTCGATAGTGAGACCGTGGGAGACGCAGCCATGGAGGAGTTGGAAAAAAGCTATGAAAAACAGCAGCACGCTACCTCTGAAAAGAAAAAGCGAGCGCAAAATAATTCAGGCTATGGCGAGCCATTTTAAGGTATTGATACCCCTATCTATACCTCTTGCCATACATAGAGATAGAGATGGAGATTAGATCG